AGAAGCCATATCTTCCAAGTTAGTAATAGAAGGATCAGGATTTTTGTCAAAGTTTCTCCAAAGTTCAATAACTGGAACTGTACCATCAGCTTTCATACCACCTTTCATCATCAAGTCAGCACGACTAGAGATTGAATAATGTACGTGAGCTTCTGCACCACCAACGTAGTTGTAGAACTCTCTAAATCCTGCAGACACTGAACCAATGTCAGAGAATCTTTCGCCATACTCACCACGAGCAGAACCTTTTCTAAACACTCTTGTACCAACTGTAATGTATTTGTTGTCCAAGAATTTAGTGTTGTCGTTGTTTACCAACTGTACTGTGTATATGAAACCATCTCCTGCTGGGATAACATCATCAGCAGTGATGTACATTTCCACACCATTGTACTTGTCATAAGTGATGATATCACCATGACCAAAAGAACGTTTGTTTAATTTAATCTTGAAGGTTTGACCATCAACGCCTTTAGTTGCATTCTGAGGATCAAGATCTTCAATGATGTAAGGTAAGTCCTGTGCTACAGGAATTTGCCATTTGTATTCACCACGTGCGTTGTCTACCATAATCACATTCTTACCACCAAAAGAAGACATTTGATAAAGAGGCATTTCTACCTTTTGTACCATTGCCCACAAATCAACTGGACCTAAGTCAGTTGGCTCTGCAGATTTTAGTAAGTTAGATAAGTGATATGAATCCACATGTGAACTCGTATGATACTGAGTGTCACGTAGGAATATACCATTGTTTAAAACTGGGGTTGCCATAGGGCTTAAAATTTAAGGGTTAATAAAATTATTATCGTTTAAAAATATTTGTTTGTCTAGTTATTTTTTTAGGCTTATTTTGTTCTTCTTCTTCGTGATATGTAGAAATATTCTTACGAGCTTGTTCTGTCTTTAATTGTCTTACAGTTTGTTCAACTGCTGCATTCTTACCCTGTTTTTGTAAAGATTGACGATAGTCATCAGGGCTAGAAAGTAACCAAAGAGCTTCAGCAATTAATTCATAATTGGGCTCTACATATTGATACTTCTCTAAAAGATGTCCTAACAAATTAGTAGGTCTACCTGATACAGAAGGATATTGAGGTTGAACAAGTCCTGAATAAAGAAATGCTTGAGTTTTTTTATCAAGTTTCATTCCACTTATCTCTCCAGGTCTAAGTGCTTCAAATACGTTTTGTATATATGCACTAGCTGCTTGTTCTTGTTGTTGTCTACGTTGCTCTTGTTCAGCAAGTTGTGCATGAACAATTTGTTCTTGCATTGCATCCAACTTTGGTTTGTATTGTTTAGCTTTCTTTTCAAGAGATCCAAGATCTCTAAGAGTGGCTATTTCTTCTTCGATATCTTCAGCATCTTCTCCACGAGCTTGTAAAAAGTTTCTTATAATAAGCTCTTGATCATAATCATCATTAGGATCAAGCTCTCTCACTTGTTCTGTTTGAGCTAAAGCTTGAAATAGTCCTTTAAGATCTTGACCACCATCTGCTACATACTTAGCAGCATATTGAAGTTCTTCTGGAAGACTCTTAAAAAATTCAGCAGGTGTTTGAGAAGCCACTTCACTTTTAAGATTATCAACATTAGCTTTCCATAGTTCATCTACATCTTTTTCAGATAGATTTCCTAAGTATTCATCTAACGATTGTTTCTTTTCATCATAGTCATCAAATGCAAACATTTCATTTGATTCTATTCTTTTCTTTAGAAACTCAACCAATCCAGACTTTTCTGTTTTTGGTCTTCCTTTTTTAGGAGTATCATCTTCTTCTAGCTCATCTGTAATGTCGCCATCCAAAATGTCACTTAGAATTTCTTTAGCTTGTTCTTTAGATACTAGCTTTTCTTTAATATCACCTTCCTCTTCACCTGTTAAAGGTTTATCAAGAGCAGAAGGTTTATCTAAGAAAGTAAGATCTGTTGTGTTTTTACTGAATAGATTTGGTTTTGCTTCTTCTTTAGAAGGAGTGACAATACTGTCAGCACCAGGAGCTCCTAACCAGCTATCAATATCTACATCTATTTGTTGTACAGAAGTCTGTACATTTGTTTGATTTTCAGCCATAATATATATTGGTTTTTTATGTGTATCTCTACATTAATAATATACTAATTTAAACTCTAAAAATTTACAAAATCTTTTTAAATCACACCTAAGCTATGGATAATAGAGCTATAACTATTCTATTTCTTTTTAGCAGATCCAGGCTTATCATATTTATTCTTATTTTCTTTAGCTATTTGAAGTTGTTTATTAGCTATATCTTTTTGAGTTTGAATCTTTTGTCTTTCTACATCTAGTTTATCATCTGATTGTTGTTTTTCTACAAGGTGGGTTTCCCTTTTAAGATTCATTTCATCTTGATAACGTTGATCATCTTGAATCTTAGCCAAAGCATCCACATAATCAGATTGCTGGTTTTGGTTAATATCCACTCCTGCACCATACCCTGCAGCTCTAATTTCAGCCACAATGATGTTAGTGTCTCTATCTTTTTGAGATTCATCAGATTTAAATTGCATTTGCATTTGCAATTGTTTCTCTTGAGATTGTAACTGCTCTTGTTGCATTTGTTGTTGATGCTGTTGTTCTTGTTGTTTTTGTTGCAGCATCTTCTCTTCTGTACCTTTAAGAACACCTGTAAGCTCAGCAATAGACTCTGATTTAATAATATTACCAAGATCAAATATAGAAGCACCACTAGTGTTATTCTGTATAGCTAGTTGTTTAAGCTGTTCCATAATAGCACGAGAATTAGTTTTAGTAGAACAGAAGATGTTAAGATCTCTCATAAGAAGATCTGTACCATTCATTTCAAAGTTCATCTTTTCATCAGCTGTAGTGATGTATTGAAGACGTACACTAGGTTTCTTAGAATGATAATACTGTGCTAAGTCAGTTCTCATTTGGTGTACACGAGGCATTAAGTTATCACTATGCTGTATAAAGTATTGTTCTGTCTGTGCATAAGAAGCATTCATAGCTTGTTCTATACCTGTAGCAGTTTGTTGCTGAGCTATCTGCATTCCCATACGTTGCTCATTCAATCCTATTACAGCAAACGCTTGTTGTTTAAAATAGTTACCTAATTGTATCCTAGACATTAAACGTTGAGTTTGTTCTAGGTTTAACACTTGATAATGTTGGAAGTTAAGAGCATTCTCTGTATTGGTGATTGAAGTATCCAATGGTAACATTTGAAAGTTCTTCATAGCAACATAAGCTTTAGCCAGATTATTTTTACCCCAATCTTCTCCTAATGAGTGACGAGGTAAAGCATTCTGGTCTAACATAATCACTGTGCCTAGTTCATCAACCAAGATGTCTGCTATTTGATTATTTACTATGTTAAAACCAATTTGATATGGTTTCATAAGATCTACAAGACTCACTGAACGTGTGTTTCTATCTCCAAACACTGATCCTTCTACAGGAAGCTTACATCCATAAAGTGTTTGATCTCCTTTAAATTGGAAAGGAATTCTACCTGGCTTACCTCCTTGTAACCCAAGATAGATGGGATTGATACCCCCTGGGTTATTTACACCCCAAAATGCAGGTCTATTTGGTCCTATCTTCACACCACCCCATGTTTCATTAATCCATATCCAATCAATATGGTCCCCATATATAAGATTATCTTTAGTTTTTTGTTTATATACAGCTGTGTTATACATAGGTTTATCAACCATTTTATAATCTTCTGTAATAACTTCTTGAATTATTTCCCCATCTTCAGTGATTTTAGTAAGATGGCCCACTTTCCTTTGACTTTTCCAATAACAATGTGTAACACGAAGCATATGAGATTTACCAAAGTCTTGAAGATCTTCACTATCAGATAGGATCCACTCAGCAATATCACCAGTGCCAAACTTAGCATCATATAAAGAAGTAAACTGCCTATAAGCAAGTGAAGGAAGTTGAGTGTTCCACTCATGAGATCTTGTAGGGTCATAATATGTACCATCATTTTGATATCCAGAAACTGCATAACCTGCAGAACGTACAGGATAGATAACTTCAAGAGCTTCTAATTGATCTTGAGTCATCATCCATCCATACTTATCTAATACGTCTGATACAGACATCATATCAATCTTACCCACCCAGTTACCCTGAGATATGTAACGTACATCTGGGCTCTTATGGTAGAATGTAAGTAATGGATTCCATAATTCTAATTCATAATCTTCTTCGCCTAAAGCAAAATGCCAAAACTCTCTATCAGTGATGAGCATATCTCTAAAAGCTCTTTCTTCTAGTTCTTGCATTTTAAATCTTTCATCATCCACTCTCATTTGGTGAGTGGCCCATTGTTCTATCATAGAACGATAGTCCTTATTAAAATAAGCTTGTATTTCTGGAAGTGTTTTAAGTTTTTCAGGAGATGATTCTTGCTGAGCTTGTTCAGAATTTAAATCAAGTCCCATCTCAGTCATCTTAGCCATTATTTTATTTTTGGCATCATCAAGCAAAGCATCTTCAATCATTTGCCTTTTCATATCAAGCATCTCATTATAAGACTGATCATCTACAGCTCTAAACATTATTCTTGAAGTTCTCTTAGAGAATTCATTTGTAAGAACGTTTACAACGCTAGGAATAATAGGATAGAATTTAAGCTCTAAAGCTGATGCATCCTCTTTTGTAAGTGTGTCTATAAGATCAGCCATCTCATTATTTTCCTCCACTATATAATCAGTGCGATCAATAATACCTTTAGCTAATTTATAGTTTTTCATTAGACGTCTTGCATTACGTCTAAGTTGTTTCATTCCCTGAAACTCTAACCAGTCAAGATTCCATGCTCTCCACTGATCATCTTTATCAGCTTGTGGTAGAAATTGAATAGGTTGCGTAAGCACACCCATCTTGTGGTATTCTACTTTCTTTCCAGCTTTAAGGTCTAATGCGTTATATACTTGCATGATTATTAATTAGTTAGGGTAATATATTCATAGTTAACATAGGTGACATCTCTTGGTCCTGTTGTATTTGTAAATATAAAAGTTCCAGCATTCCAATCTGTAATAGAAATTGTTATGCTATCTGATGTTTTTAAAGGGACTTCTTGGTTGTGCATACACTGAAGGTTTAAGTTTTGATTGACCCATGTGTCTAAAGGGGCCCCAATTTAATTTACTAATTTTTTGGCTATTTGCCAAGTTTTCTTTATTGGTCTCAATACGTTTAGATAGGCCTCTATTAGATTGTTGCACTTTAGCAAAAGCTATAAGAGCACAGAATGCTACAAGTCTATCCACATTGACACCTTCTCTATAAGCCTGCATTTCTTTTAGAAGCATGGGATCTGGTATTCTTTCCACCCCATAAATGGTTTTTACAATGGTTCCATCTGGTAGAGTTTCATTGTCAAGTTCTTCTTTAAGAAATTCAATACCATAAGATAGAAGGTTTCCTTTAAATAATGTACCCACATTCTTCCAGCCATATTCTTGAAACACATTTCTATTAGCTCCTATATCTTTTAAGAATAATATCATATCTTTAGGAACCAAGTATTTTTGTCTCTTTCTAGATATCATATACTGTATAAATAAAGCTACGTTATTTTCCACAATTGTCCAAGCATTATACCACTCTATAAGAAGTTCTAGTCTTTCATGGGTTTTATTAATGTCATCAAATCTTCCACACCAGCTAGCCACTAAGCCATCTCGTTCTATAGAATTTTCTACATCTCCATTACCATTGTCTTTAATAACCTCTACAGCATTTTTGTAAACATATATAGCACATAAAGAATCAGAAGTGGTTGTTTTACCTTCTCCTACAGGATCTACAGAGGCATAATACATTCCAAATGAAGGATTGGGGTGAGGTCTTTCATATACACATATTACACCTTCTTTATCTTCTGTTCTCTTAGAAATAGGAAATTCCATTATAGGAATCTTTCTGGATTGCTTATCTATAATCTTTCCTTCAGCATTTCTAGAAAGCTCAAGATATTCCACTCCATAGTTTTTATCACTAATACGTTGTAATTGTTTAGATACTAAGTGTGGAGGGAATACACTTATCTTACGTGTAGCAAAAGCTTCTTCTATAGTACGAGGATGCTGAGATATTGTAAGCTGGTAAGCAGCTGGATCCATGTTCTTCTTAGATTTTTCAAACTCTTCGTCAAGAGCAACTAAAGCTTCTTCCACTTTAGAGTTACCATATCCATCTATATAAGGAGGCATAGACCACTGTTCTGGTATAAATAATCCTGTTTTACCTATACTACCATCTCCATCTAAAAGATTTGATTCCACTGCATAGAATCCATTTTCTTCTGGATGTATGATGTATTCTTTAAGAGGTTCACATTGATCAAGATCACCTACAGATCCTGCAGCAATAAACTGTCCTGTGATGATATGGCCTGATTTAAGGGCTGGTTTCATAAACCCATAGGTGTCATTCATCTTAGGAGCAATACCCCCCTCCTCATGAAAGAAATACGTTACAGGTCCACCCACACCATTGGTTGGATCTTTTTCAAAAGAGTAAGAGTTAATTGTAGATTTTAATCCTCTATAAGTATCACGATTATTTATTCTCACTTTAATTTGCTGTTGCCATGCTCCCACCTTATCTGGCTCAGCTGGTCTATACCAAGCAGTGTGTTCATTTAAGAAGTTTTTGTATTCATTAAGAAACTTCCAAGATCCTTTCTCATTTATATAATCTTTTAGACTTGCTCCTATCTTTAACACAGCACCTTCTTCAAACCAATATTGATTAAGTAGTTTAGCCATGTGGAAATAAGAAGAAGCTATCTGACGTTTCTTTAAAATAATAGCATGCTTATAATGAAGTTCTCCTAAAATTTCATAGAGAGCCATGTGATACTGAGCATCCCTGACTTTTGCAAAATCAAATCTTTTTTCTTCTTTATCATAGATTGGCAAGAAATTAAGCCACATATAATAGTCTCTAGATAGATACCAAGTGTAATCTCCACTATGAATAATAATGCCAGTGCGACATTTGTTTTTTTGATCATCCCAATATGTTATAAAGTCTTTACTCTTTAATGGGGCATGACAATAATATCCTTGCTTTTGAAACTTACGTCCTTCAGCATTGAACATTAAACTGTCTTCATTAAATTCATACTTACCAGGTTCTTTAAACAATGGTAATAGAAAGTCTCTGAATTCTTCTCTTGTAGGAAATTCAGTGACAGACCATTGGCCATCTTTGTATGTAGGTACTTCTATAAAGTTACTTGATTTCTCCACGTGTAATATCTTCTATAATATCTATGTCACCTTTACTCTTATGTAAAAGGTCTAATAATGTATTTAGATGTTTACTTCTAAGAACACCTGCATGTTTATAATCATTCCAATACTCATTGTATGTTTCACGTGGAACAGCTGCCCACTGTTCATTAGTTGAATTATAATGAAATACCCAATCTTCTAAATAAGCTAAATCAGCTGGTTTATAATAAGGTTCTTCGTCTTGATAAACTTCTTGTTTCATATTATTTGTTTTATTGATCATATGCTAAGTTTTGTCCACCTCTTACAGATGATTGTTGTTCTTCCATAAGATCTTTATACACTCCTTTAAATGATTGTCTCACTGCATCATACTTCTCTGCCATTCTGAGAAGTGCAGGACTAGATCCATCTCTACCAAATGTAAGTTGTTCTGTTGCCATACTTTTAGCCATATTATCTAAAAATATTTTTATTCCAAGATATGCTCTGTATGTAGGAGTTTGATAGAGTTGTTCACACCTCTTTAACCCAGCCACTATAAGATCATCATCAACACTAAAGTCAGCATCTATTTCTTTTAAGATGATACTTTCTTTATCTGTTTCTTGTATATCAAAGAAAGGATTCATATCTGGATTGGGGCAAGTCATATAAAAAAAGTAGGCATATATAGTGAGATGATCATCTGGGTGAACATCCATTATATCTTTAAGAAACTTTAATGTGTAACAGTGTTCACTAGGAATCACTTTACCATTACTTACATCAAATAATCTAATCATTTTTTTCTTCTTTTAAAAAGTCCATGTTACGTTTTGCATTAGGTGGAATCTTTTTTACTATTTCATCTAGTCTTTCACAATCCCATCCTTCTCCATTCATTGGGTTTCCCCATATCCTTACATCATCAGAATAAAAATGTTTAATAACACCTTTGGGTAGTCTCACTACCCACACAGTGTTTACATTAATTCCATAATCTATAATAAACATGGCTTCTCCATCACCTAATGGTGTATGGACTTCTACTGTTGGGTTTAGTTGTAATATCATTTTATCCTAATAAACTTCTATTTTGTAATAAATCTCTTTTAGCTGATGTCATAGACATGCCTCTTAAAAAGGCTTGGTTTTTTAATTCATTATCATGTATCCATGATATGATGTTCTTTCTTTTATGGTCTTCACTCATATAGCATTTTCTTGCTGTGCCAGCAGGAACAATGTCCCCATTAACATACAAGTCTAGTATTTCTGCTATTGTAAGTATATTATTTTCCTGAGTATTCATAGTCTAAAATTTTACCCACTAGATCACTCCTGTGGTTATGTTTTAATTTAATCCATTTAATTCCATCAATCTTTTTAGAAAGATCAATAGCATAACTAAGTCCATTAAAGTCATCTTTAATATCCTTTTGTTCATTATCGCCATTGATTATAATCCTACCATTCTTTCCAAGACGTGTAAGTAGTGCAAGCATTTCTGCCTTAGTCAAATTTTGGGCTTCTTCCACCACAAGTACATCGTCAATAGTTTTGCCACGTATAAACTGTACAGGTAGTGCAATGACTTTTTTATCTTTGATAAGATCATCAATTTTAGTTTTATTATAACACTTAATAAGGTTTTCTTGAAAGGCTTCCAAATATGGGTTGAACTTTTCATCCAAGCTCCCAGGCAAAAAGCCAAGAGAATGACCAACTTCAACAGCTGCACGTGTAACATATATGTTGTCATATTCTTTTTTGAATATAAAGTCAAGAGCTGTTTGAGCTGATACAAGACTTTTACCACAGCCTGCTCTACCTGTTATCACCACTATTTGATTTTCTCTTATTAGTCTTTTAGCTTCTTTCTGTTCATCATTAAGAGTGATTTCATATTTAATTTCACTTTTTAAAACTTTTTTCTTTTGTTCCATTAATGTGATTTTAATTTATGTTTGTTATCTTCTAACCAGTGTATAAGAGCTATTGCTTCTTCTTTTAAATAGGGAAGGTCATATTGTATTAGATCAAGGACAATAGGATTACCATCAGTATCAAGAGCAGATATAGGATTGTCAAACCTATCGCGTCCTGCCTCCTCAAACAATATGTGATGAATTGTGAGAACACCAGGATTAAGTTTAGGGTTATGCTTAAGAATAATAAACAAATACATACTAAGCTGAAGAGCATAGTGATTAAGATGACAATCATCAAGATGACTGAGAGGATAAGACATTTTTTGTGTCTTTCCTTCCCAATTAGTAAATCCTTCAACTTTAATTTCTTTATTAGTTTTATAATCTGTTATATGAACTTTACCATCTACCACTTCCACAAGATCAGACTGACCACATACACCTGCTGAACGAAGGTACACCATGTGTTCTGGATAGATGCCTTCTTTAAGCTTTTGTTCTGGAGAATATTTTATTCCTTCCACTTCAATAGGTTTAAACACTGGCACTGTTACACCATGTCTTTCCATATCTCCTATTTGACACAAGTCATTCTCTCTTTGATTATGATACCATGTGCCAAGATCTGTAGCACGTTTAGCTTCTGACTTCCAAGCTTCTTTAATTTCTGCAGGTGTCATTCCATACCACTTACTCTTTTTACTTTTAGCCACTTTAGATGCTATAGTTTCTGCATCAAATGGTTGTTTAAATTGTGATATTAAACTAGTGACACTTAACCAATCAATACCATCTTCACTTGTATATTTGTGATTGTGAGGTGTAAATTTTAATCCACTCATAGTCCTAGCTTTTGATTTAATTGATTTTCTTCTTCTTCTGTTAGTTCTGCTTTCCATTTACCAAGAGGACAATCTGAACTAAGTGCTCTTGTTTTTAAAGATAGAGAACATCCACATCCTCCTAGTTTTTCATTGCAACAAGGATGTGTTCCTTTAACAAAACACCCTTCACCTTGCACATCTAGAAGTTCACAACTTAGGCAAATCTGCATTCTTTGTTGTGCAATCTCTTCTACATCTTCTTTCTTAAAAACACTATTCGTTATCCCCTCTATTATCTGACCCTTGTTCTTCCATATCTTTATTATGTTTTCTTTTAGACTCATCTTTGTGCAGTTTAATAAAATCTTTACGTTGGTTTTCTTCTTGAATTATATTTCTTAAATTTCTTAAATCAAATAAATTCTCAGCTATTTTAAAACGAGCAGTCATTTGCTGCATGCCTTTTTGTTTATTGGTCTCTTCCCATTTCTCAAGACTATTTATCTTATCTTCTAATTTCCAATGTTTGATGGTAAAGTCCCCAAGATTGGTGAGATGTATTCTTTGATGTTTTAAAGACGATAGACTTTTTCTCACCTCCTCCCAATAAAAAGATGTTACATCTTCTATTATATTTTCCCCAATGCCAGTTATTCTACTAGTATCAGATATTAATGTTTTAGCTTTTTTAGGATGTAGCAACACTTAAAAATTTAAAATCTAAAAGAATATTACCATCACTATGAATATTTAAAATAGGATTAAGAACTATTTTCTTTTTATTTTTTCCTTCTTTTATAATCATACCTTTCTTTTCCAACTTAGCTAAACAATTACGTGCACTTTGTGGAGAAGAAAATATCTTCTTTTCAAATATTACATTACAAAAGTTGGTGAGTTCTTGCTCTCCTTCAATAGCTAAATAAGTGAGACAATCAAGTTCAGCATTGCTTAATTGTACATATGTTAAATAGCAATGCGTAACAAGCTGGTATTTTACAATACCCCACTTATCCATCTTTACTTTCTTATCCACTTGGTTTACAATAGCCATTATAATTCTAATTTAAAACTTATGTATTCTTGCTTTGTGCCAGTCCAATCTTTATAAGATAGGATTGGAATGGCTCCAAAGTTTTCAAATATTTTCCAACAAGCACCTATACAGGCCTCTCCTGTAAGAACACTAAAGCCAGCTTCTAAACCCCACTCTATAGTCAGCTTAACTAAGTCATGACCATATCCCTGTCCTTTTTGTGTAGGAATAACAGTGAGACTATTCATATGTAATACATTAGATGATTTCCAAGATAGAATGATTTCTCCCACTATCTCTTTTCTTTCATCTTTAAGCCATATGCCTTGGATGTTATTTTCTTCCTCTAGCATGTATGTCTTATAACTATTATCCTTTCTTAGTTCTCTAGGTTGTTCTTTTTCAAACTTAAAGGTTTCTTTATAATCTTTAAGTTTATATAAAGGGGTTGTTGGCATTGATTACTTTTTAAGACCTCTTGATTTAGTCTGTTCTTCTTCTACAGGTGGAGCAGGAATAGGTTCTTCAGATCTTAACACTTGATCACCCACTTTCAATCCTGCTTCCACTAATTCTGGGTTGGCATCAAGATCTTCTTGTGTAAGATTGTAAGGTGTTCCTTGTGGTTGTGTTTGGCTAGGATTGGTGGCATTACCTATAAAAGATAGAGCCTTGATTTCCTCAGCTCTAGCCACAGCTAATCTAGTGTTTAATTCTTGAAGCTTTAATTGAACCTCTTTCACTTCAATTTGTTCTTCCATAAAAGCAATCACTTGTTCTTTACTTGGAGCTTGTTGCTCATTTACTTGTTCTGACATTTTGGTTTATTTTAATTGTTATATAATACCTTTTGATTTAGCTACAGGTTCACCTATTCTTTCCATTGCTTTCTTAACAGATTTACATACAGCTTTCTTAATTTTTTTAAATAGCTTTTTTTTAATTTTATTTTTTAACATAATATATAGGGAAATTAAAGAATGATGTCATCATCGTCACCAAGTGATAAGTTTAGATCAATCCCCCCATCCATCATATTTATATAAGACTCCCACTTATTTATAAAGTCTAAATAGTGTGTATCTAATATAAAAGTTTCCCCTGTATTAGTGAATATACTAGTGCAGTTGTATGAAGGCTCCCCTATCTCATCTGTACTCATCTTAGCTGCTGTCACTACACCTATATCAATAGCAAATGGTAGCCACTTACCACCATCATCATTAAGACCTAGTAAATTCATTTCTGTAGGATTGATTGTATGACAATGCACTTTACATCTGTGTATCATTATAGTTGTTGTTTAGATTTACGTGATTGATTGTATTGATTGTAATTCATATACCTACTCCTGTTATTAGCCTTTATCATCTGCATAGCCATAAGTCTATAAGCTATCCCATCTCTTACATCCACCACAGGTACTTGTACTTCCTGACCCCATTTGTTTCTACCCACCCTATAATGAGAAAGAAGTTCTTCTTCCCCCTCTTCAGTTAGTTTTCTAAATTCTGTCTGGTTCATAATATAATATACTTTAAATGTTTAAACTTAACAAATTTAATTATATATTATATACACCCCTATAATTAAATATCCCCACTTTGTTAATACATCTTACATATCCCCCCACTATTGTGTTAGAAGATGTAATGGGGTATTCATGAGCAACCCCTACTCTGTTTTGGGGAGTGTGTGTACCCCCTCAACAATGTCACCTAAAACTCAAATATAAAATGGAACAGTCAACAAACAAACCAACAGTTCAATCTTTTGACGCTATCATCTTGACTATCGATGACGAAGCTCGTCCAAAGTCAAATGGCAAGCACTTCCTTCTTTGCGAAGTGGAGTTCAAAAGTGGTGCTTTATTAGGGAAGAAGTTCTTCGCTAATCGTACATTAGGCCCAAACAAAACAGAGATTTCTGTGGGACAAGATGTACAAGTGTTATTGTCTTTTGCTGAAAGAGATGGCGTGAAGCGTCCTTTCTTTGAGATCAGTACCAGTCGTGTGGCAAGTGCAGAAGAGATTATGGATTTATTGGGTGCGTAATCCCATTGTAACAGTATGCATAGTAATATGTGCATACTGTTATTTTTTAGTTTACACCATTGGCTCTGTCCAATGTTATTATATATTGTTTTTTAGTTTACACTATTCACTCACAATCTAAAACTTATCTATGTTAGCAACTATCTTAGCTAATGGAACTGTTGTAATCGTTAAGTCTCTTGTAGATGTAATGACTACAGCAGAAGATGTACGCAATGCGTAATACATCTCATCCAGAGAGAGCTCATCTCTGTTAAACCACTGAGTATCAACTAATTGTGTGTGTGTTTATCTATGTGGTAGACACACACTCTTTATTCTTTCATCTAATTCAAATAGCACTAATATAGACCACTTTTGGTGGCATTAGATAGCTATAATATATGTTTAATGCATCATCTCTACTTCACAAGGGTAGACAAATGTAATATATTGTAACCAGGTAAATAAGCATATTGCTAAATAACCTGAATAATTATGATAAGATAGAAATAGGTTATAAGGTATGCTAGCAATACTGAATATAAAACATTATAGTTCCTATTATTACATTTGAATGCAGAGTGGACAATTCTATTCTAGGTTATTGGTAATCCTTAGAAATCATTCAGTTTAATCCAGTATGTCTGTTTAATGCAATCTGGTAATTATGACATACACACACTTAATTCCCTGGAAAGGGTTGTACAGCTTGTAGGCCATTGTACGTAATGTAAAACAACCTTCTGAATGATGCTAACAGCATTAGATCTAAGCACATCTATAAACTGCTCATTTTATTTAACCACACTATTAGTCGTATAAAGGACTGATATGCAACACAGATGTCTTCTGGAGTGGTGTTATTATATAGGATTTCTAGCAGTTAGACTTCATTTAACTGTGGCTTTAGTGGTGATGCATTAACCACTGTTTTTATTTCCCCAAACATTAAAAATTATTTACAAATGAAAATGGAACTTACACGTAATGCTGACAACAAGGTTGTTGGCTACAAACTAATTAAAGAAGAACATGACGATCTAGAAACCTTTGAAAGGGTGAGAGACATGTACTTTTGGGCTTTGGATCAAGAAGTATTGGTGTATGATGGTAGAAAGAGTGATGATGATGATAATACAACAGAACTCAACTTTGCTACTAAAGCACACCATAAAGAAAAAATGGACAAAATCAATTCTCCAATCATTTAAATTCATTTAACATGAAATCTCTTATCGCAATCCTAATCTATTTAGGAACATTTATGGGTCTTTTTTTACTTATGTCTCTTATTGGCTTGTTATGGATGGATAGTTATCATTCTA